ATAGCATATAATTGCTTTTTTCTTAGTTTATTAAAGAATGATTTAGGTTTGTTATATCTTTTACTTAAACATTCAATGAGTTCATATTTATACTTATAGGGACAATACATTACTTACCCCTATCCCTATAGTTCCCATTAATCATATCTCTGGAAACAGATCGCCATATTTGAGGGTCTTTTTCTGAAAATTGACATATCTCATTAGTTTGCCAACCATATATTTTAGGCCCTTGGTACCAGAAATATGATTTAATGTCTGGTTTAGTATAATCTAAGTAAGCTTTATATATTGATATTAAAATACCAATGAATATTAAGATATAAACTAACATTTATTTACTCCTTTCATTTTCTTCTTCAGTTGCTCTATCAATAGCCTCATATCCCATTCTAATGGCCATTACTATCATTGCACCAATACTACTTATCATAAATATTCTAATGATTGTGTCTAATGTTTCCATTGTTTAACTCCTTGTTGTTTGCTCAATTTATTAATAATGTTACCTTGCTTATCATAGTATAGTTCATAACAGTCAACTTTATCAAAATTCTTCTCTATCCATTCACATTCTTTACATTTATATGTTTCTAATACTTCATTACTTTCATCATAATACATAGTTATAATACCATTTTTGCAATTATAATCATCACACATGCTTATCATTATATCTCCTTGCTGTTTGCTATAAGTTTATTATAATATTGTGTGTGCAAGCGATAGGACATGAGTATATATACTAACGCTCACACACTTATATCAGTTAGATAAAGAAGGCGTTACCCTTCTTCTCCCCAAACTTCCTTGTCTGCACCCCAACTTACAGGTAACATAGCCTTAGCTTGCTTCATGGATAGGATGTAGGTAGCTGATGTCCCATCTGACCGTAGCCTTGTGAAGTAGCCATAGTCTTCACCATCGCGTTCTTCACCTTGACCTGTGAATTTGGCTTTAACTCTGTATACTCTGCTTTTCCCATCTACAGTGACTTGCAAGTTGAATAAATACTCTGCGTCTTTCTTGAACATAATAAAACTCCTTTTTTGAAATGAAAATTAATGTAAAAGCAGAATGTAAAATCCTGCTCAAGTGGGAGTGGTGCAACTTATTAGCCATACGATGAAATGCTATAGTTTTTGAAAGTTAACCTTTTTTGTTGTATATTATGATATAAAAAGGGGGGCCTCATTTTGGAGGTTGTATATATTATAATATCATTTTTAATTTTTGGAGCCATGACTATTGTAGCCTATTTGACTCTTGATGATGAATGATAAAAACATTATTGTTGATATTATGTTTATTCTTTCTTAAATTCGGTAGGATGGTTAATAAATTTGATATCAGCGAGAATATAGGTCACTCACATAAGCAAGTAAGAAAGGAGAATAAACATGATTGATCCAATTGGAGGATGGATAGTGATATTAATTATAGTGGGTGCAGGATATTGGTTTTATTGGAACACATAAATTGATTTGGATTAGCAATCGAGTTCAAAAATAAAAATAGGTAAAAATGTAAGTGCTTGTTTTTATTGAACTTAGAGTATAAAAAAAAGTATTGTTTATTTATTTTAAACTTAGTAAACTAGTATACTAAATTAAGGAGATTATATGGCAAATAGTAATTCAAAGAATAAAATCTATATATTAACTATCGAGTATAACTCCGAGAATGAAGAGATTGAATATATAGCTGAAGAAGTTATAGATGATAAAGAATTTTTAACTCACATTCAAGGTACTCTTAACTTAGAGGAATCTGGATGGGATATAGAAGCGTTAGAGTATATGCGGGAACATTATATGTCTGGAGAGGCATAATAAATCACTTCGTGATTTTCTTACCTCGCTACGCTCGGCGCATGAACATCGAAAGGATATTATGGGATTGTTAGAGATTATATTACATAACAGAAGACCTAATGGTCATCGTATAGTTAAACCTAGAGAACATATTACTGATTCTCAAAAGAAATTTATAAAGGATGTTACTAGTGAAGTAAATAAAGCATTGATAGGTAAAGAGGATGATAATAGATAATTTAGATACAGCTAATAACATTAATAAGATATCTATTGATATGGAGCATCTAGCCTATAAGATCTCATTCTTAGAGGATGAGGTAGCTAGATTATCTGCTACAATAGAAGAAATAAAAGGAGAGAATGATGGCGCTAGACGGTTGGTCACTTAACGAAAAAATAAGATTACTAAGGGAAGATTTGACTAAGGAGATGCGAGAAATGAAGATTCAATTTGCTGTATTATATGAATATTTAAAGCAAATGAATCCTCCACAAGCACCCGAAAAGAAAAAAGATTCTAAAAAAAGATCTTCCTCAATTAAAAACTAAGGAGGTTAGTATGCCAAAAGGTGGTTTAAGTTATGCTAGTAAAGAACAATGTATTGCAGATGCAAAGGCAAAAGGTATGTCCCCTGCACCATGCAATAACTTACCTAGCAAGAAAGCAGGTAGAGTACAGGGTGGTGGAGGTTCTCCTACCCCGCCTAAAATGCCAAGAACTGGTGGAGGAATGGGTTATTAATGGCTGGTAAAAATAAGATACCAGCTGGTTATCATAAATGACCGTTTGATGGAGATATACACCCAGTTGGGGATAAGCACAAAGTAACAGGTAATTTAGCTAAAGAATGGGATGTGCCATCAGGTACTGAATTTCATGGCGAAGAAACCGAAACTATTTATTATAGATATCAACCTAATAAATATAAGGAGGGTAAATAATATGGAGTTAAAAAATGGTAAAGCAGTGGATACTGACTGGAATCCTAGCTTACATATTACAAATTACTCCTACACCCAAAGGTGTGGAGTGTCCTTTTAATTGTAAGATAGATCATATATGTAATATGAGAGTATATAGAGTAAATAATATTGATTGTAAAGTATATGAACCAGATGATGTTTTACCTGAAGGATTGATAGTTCAAAGCGATTGGAGGGATGGTCAGATTGGAGAATGGGTTAGAACTGATGATGGATGTGTATTAGAAATATTGAGACGTGGTACGATGAAGCGTAGTATGGGGAAAAATAAAATTGTTGAGTATATAGGTACTTGTACGGGTACCTTTCCTGTAGCTAAAGGAGTAAAGATGGATGGCTCTAGAAGAGAAAATATTTATTCGTTTAGTGGGAAAAAAGTAGATGATGTAGTTTTAGATAGAAAAAAAATAAACAATTTTGAAACAATCTTTGTGACTTATTTGGCTGGTGGTATGGATCCAGTTAAAGCTTATTTAAAAGCATTTCCTACTAATAGTCCTGGTTATGCAAAGGTTAAATCAAATCAATTATTAAAAATGGAGAGGATTAAAACAGCTATGAAAGAAGAGCTCAAACCAGTTTTAGAAGAATTAGGTATTAGTGAAAAGTATGTACTTGAAACTATAAAGGGGGTAATCAACTCTACTGATAAGGATGAGACTAGATTAAAAGCCTTATTTAAGTTAGCGGATATTATGGATATGGAAGATAAAAATCAAACAAAAATTACACAGGTTACAGGAGCATTGTTTAAAGGGTTTAGTGATGAAATGCTTGAGAATGCAGAAAGACCAAAGGAGATAGAATGAAAGGACCTCAAATTTCAGGAGAAAGACCTGCCTATCAAACGCCTGAAGAGGCGGCAAGTTCAATAAAAAATCAATTAATTGAAGATACTATTGTAAATGATCTTATTGATGGTCAAATTAAGATTAAATTTGATCCAAGTGCAGTAGCATCAAGTACTTACGTTCAAATTGAAGATCCTGCAAATAAAAAGAAGATTGATCGTAGAGCTTTAGATATATTTAAGAAAGCTTATGATGTTGCTACAAATGAAATACCTCGATTAGCAAATATAGAATTACAAAGGTGGATTAAATTATATAATCCTACTGATGATTTTCAAAAGTATTTAAGAACTCCATATGCAAAGGAAACAAGTGATGCAAATTTTTTCAAGAAGATATTTAATTTTGATATGGGTATATTTAGAAATGCAGCATTAGATGGACTTAAAGAAGTAATTGCAGGAACTGCAGAAACAGTTGGAGATCCAAATGCTTCTATAGAGATGGATTCTTTAAGAGCTTTAGGAGTGCCAATGAATCCTCAGGAAACTAATCAACTTGAACCATTCACATTAGGAGGTGTAGCTCGAATAAAACGTAATTTAGATTATGATCATCAAATAGGAAGAGATGCATTAAATAGAACTATACCTGGAACTGAGCAAATTGCTACAGGAAATTTAGCCAAACAAATAGTTCCTCCTGAAGTATTAGAAGGTATAGAGGAAGGTTTTCAAGGAAATATAGAAGATAGATTAATGAAATCTCTTACTACTGGCCCTGGTCTTATAGATATTAGTCGATTACCTAGAGAATAATGGCAAATATTATATTAAATGATTTATCTAAAGCAGAAGAGGATTTACTTTTAGCCAAGAATGATTTAGTAGCATTTGGTAAATTATTTTTACCAGATGATTTTATGAGGAGTGAAACTCCTTTTTTTCATTATGAAGTGACAGATGCATTGAATGATTTAAATGTTAGACAGTTGGCAGTGATATTGCCAAGAGGACATGGTAAGACAGTATTAACTAAATGTTCTATATTACATGATTCTGTATTTACACAAGAACCTTTATTTTATGGTTGGGTAGCTGCAAGTTCTAAAATATCAGTGCCTAATTTAGATTATGTAAAATATCATTTAGAATATAATGATAGATTTACATATTATTTTGGAGATTTAAAAGGAAGGAAATGGACAGAAGATGATATCGAACTTAATAACGGATGTAAGCTCATTAGTAAAAGTAACTTATCGGGCATTAGGGGAGGAGCTAAGCTCCACAAACGATACGATCTTATCGTGTTGGACGACTTTGAAGATGAGAATAATACCGTTACACCTGAGTCTAGGAGTAAAGTTGCTAACCTTGTTACGGCTGTTGTATTCCCTGCTCTCGAACCTCATACTGGGCGTTTACGCATTAACGGCACTCCCGTTCATTTTGATGCTTTTATCACTAACATTCTTAATGGATATGAAAAAGCTAAACAAATGGGTAAAGAATATAGTTGGAAAGTGATAACTTATAAGGCTATCCAGCCTAATGGAACACCACTTTGGCCAGATTGGTTTGGGGCTAAAGAGATGGAGAGGAAGAAGAAATTTTACGCTGATTCAGGTCAGCCACAAAAGTTTTATCAAGAATATATGATGGAAGTACAAAATGAAGAAGATTCAATATTTACTAGACATCATATAAAAAATTGGGAAGGAACTTTTAAACATGATGAAGAAGATGGTATCTCGTATATCTGTTTGGAAAACGGGGATATTAAACCTGTTAACGTTTTTGCAGGTGTCGACCCCGCTACTGATTCTACTAGGAGGGATAGCGATTTTAGTGTTTTACTTTTTGTGGCTGTTGATGATAGCAATAACATTTATGTGCTTGATTATGTACGCAAGCGCTCATTGCCTGTCCTTGGTATTCCAGGAGACAGCAAGAAAGGTATTGTAGATTATGTATTCGATTATAATAAAATATATCAACCTAACTTATTCGTTGTTGAAGACACTACTATGTCAAAGCCTGTGTTTCAGTCTATCAACGCTGAAATGCGTAGGAAAAATGATTTTGGGATTAAGTACACGGCTGAAAAACCTGGTACTAGGATGTCTAAGAGGGATAGGATTCAAGAAATTTTAGCTCAAAGATTTGCGATTGGAAGTATACATATTAAAAAAGAAATGTACGATCTTCATAGAGAGATTATTACATTTGGCCCAAGGATGGGTCATGATGATACTATTGATGCCCTGGCTTATGCATGCAAATACGCTCATCCACCTAAAGGATTTAAAGAAGGTAAAGAAGGATGGTATAAGCATAAACCTTCAGCAAAAAATTGGGTTGTCGCATAATATGACTGAAGATGCTTATAGATATCCAGGAATTTTAAACTATAATGTTAAACAAATTC